CTTGGGGACGATACATCACGGGTGTGGCGAGTAGCCTCAAAGTATACCCTTACCCAAGAGGAAGCTGAGGCGCTCTACCCGGTGAAGCCTAAGGCTAAGACAGCCACCGTCATTGAGCTGTGGACAGATAGCGAATTTGAGCTTTATCTGGATAGTGCCCTGGTGGAGAAGAAGCCTAATCCCTACGGATTTATACCATTTATTATCTATCCCAACCTGAGAGAGCCGAAGAAGTTCTGGGGTATATCTGATTTGCCCCAAATTATGGAACCCCAGCGGGAGTTAAATCGGGCAATGAGTCAGCTATCCCGGCTACTGGAGCTATCTGGTAATCCTATCGCGGTACTGGAGAATGTGGAGGAATCAGAGGATATTGCGGTTAAGCCGGGGGCAGTGTGGAATATACCCGAGGACGCTAAAGCCTATTTGCTTGATTTGCTTCAGGGTGGTGGCCTCAGACTGCATATAGATTATATCAATTTGCTATATAGAATCCTGCACGATATATCAGAATCGCCGAGGGCTGCCTTTGGCGGAACCGAGAGGGATCTCTCCGGGGTTGCCCTTGAGATTGAGCTTCAACCACTACTGCAGAAGGTTAGGCGAAAGAGGGTCATCAGGACAGCGGCTTATAACCGTAGAAACGCCCTCATCCTTAAGCTTGTGGAGAGATACCAGGGGGAGAACTTTGGTGACTACCGGTTGAGGCTGGTCTGGGGTCCGGTACTACCTCGGGATATGGCGCGGCTGGTGTCTAATGAGCAGTCATTGGTTCAGACCGGAATTCACTCGAGGAGAACGGCCATGGATGAGCTTGGGATTAAGGATGCGGAGTATGAGTTTAATAGATGGCTTGAGGAGAGGGAGACCATCCTCAGGATGAATAAAGAGCTTGACGTACGCTCGACCAGGGGCGGAGCGAGAGAGGGCTATACGGTCCCGGGTGGGGGGCGTTGAGGAATAAACACGGTCGGTTAGTCTGGAGTTAAGACTCCGGGCTCAAGACCGAGGACTAGAGGCAGGAGGAAACACTATGACTGACGAGGAAATTCAGGCACTACAGGCTGAACTGGAATCTACCAAGGCAGAGCTGGAAGGCGTCAGGGCAGAGAAGGGAACCCTTGCCAGTGAACTTGATGCCAAGGGAGCCGCTATCAGTGAGCTGGAGCAGGTGGTAGCCGGTAGGGATAGCGACGTCGCTGCCCTGAAGCAGGCACTAGCTGAGTCAGCCGAAATGTTGACCAATGTTAGAGATTCTCTGGCTCAGGCGGTGTCCAGTTATCGGGCTCTGGTAGTTCAGGCTAATCCCGATGTCCTTGACGAGCTCATTAGTGGCGACAGCATTGAGGCAATAGACCAGTCTTTGGAACATGCCCAGTGCTTCATCTCCAGAGTGAAACAGGGACTGGAAGCTGAAGCGGCAAAGACCAGAGTCCCGGTGGGGGCGCCACAGAGGACACCGCCTGACCTGTCAGCTCTATCACCACGAGAAAAGATTCGATATGCAATAGGAGGTAAACGATAATGGCACTAACTTTAGCTGAGGGAGCTAAACTGTCAAATGATATCCTACTTCAAGGCGTGGTCGAGACTATCGTCAAGGATTCACCCATCCTCCAGGAGTTGCCCTTCATTGAGATTGTCGGTAATGGCTTAACCTATAACCAGGAGAAGACCCTGCCCAGTATCGACTTCTATGATGTCGGCGATACCTGGGCTGAGTCTACCCCAACCTTTGAGCAGATAACGGCAAACTTAAAGATTATGGGCGGTGATGCCGATGTTGATAACTTCTTAAAGGCAACACGGTCTAATCTTCAGGACCTGGAGGCAGCCGTTATCGAGCTCAAGGCAAAGGCACTCAGGCGTAAGTTTGAGGAGACCTTTATCTATGGCGATGCCACGGCTAACCCTAAGCAGTTTGATGGTTTGAGAAAGCTCATTGATACCACCACTGCCAGTGACCAGTTAATTGCCGCCGGCGCTACCGGGGCTACCCTGACTCTATCTATGCTTGATGAGCTTATTGATGTGGTAAAGGGCGGTAAGCCCGGTATGCTGCTGATGAGCCGAAGAAGCCGGCGTAAGATTAATGCCCTGGTCAGAGCCGCTGGCGGTATGATGGAAACTGACCGAGATAAGTGGGGTAATTTCACCCATTTGTGGGATGGCATCCCCCTTGGGGTGAATGACTGGATTCTGGATACGCACACGGTAGCTTCCAGCTTAGAAACTGACACTACTGGCGGCACTTGCTCCACTATTTACGCCGTCCAGCTTGGTGAGGGAGCCCTTTGTGGCTTAACTGCGCCCGGGCACATAACCGCGGAGCCTATTGGCTCACTGGAGACCAAGGATGCCTCCAGGACCAGAATTAAGTGGTACGTGTCTCTGGCTCTGTTTAGCTCAGTTAAGGCAGCCGCCTTAATTGGCGTCCAGGATTAAACTAAAGAGGGGGAGAGGGGGTTTTAACTTCCTCTCCCCACAGGAGGTATATGATGGCAGAGACTAAACTTTTTGATAGTTATGGCAGACCTATTCAGGTTATCTTGGGGAAGGATGCTAGTGGTAATCCACTCCAATTTCTTCTTGATGCTGAGGGTAACCTGACTTCAGACGGGGTTCAATGGAGTGCCGAAAAGACTACAAGCACCGATGATTATGAGACGGTAGAATCAGTAACTATTGAGCCACCGGCTGCGGGAACTATTGTTGAGGTGGAGTTCGGGCTTACCTGCGCCGTAAAGTCCAGCAGCACTCTTGAAAGCGTGCTTTTCAAGTGGCAGGCACGGAATAAGGGTGGAACCTGGGTTGACCTTCACGGTGAGGTAACCTATGCGGCTGATGCTTCAGCTTACAAGGAATATACCTATAGTGGTCGTTTCCAACCAGTAGCTAACTTCAATGCCGTGCCCTTTGATATTCAACTGTTAATCAAGTCGGGTGCTGCTGGTGGTGAGAATGCCATCGGGAAGGTCAAAAACTCAAGCTATGTCAAGGTAATCTATAGTGCTTCGTGAGGTGAGTGATGGATTTCATCTTTGACCCCAATCTGGTGCTCTATTTGCCTCTTTATGAGCTAGACGGCAGTTCCTTTATGTCTAAAGATGCCTATGGGCACTTATGTACGGTCACTGGTGCTTTGTGGACGCCACAAGGCAGAGACTTTGATGGCACGGATGATAAGATAACCATTCCTCATACTGCCTCACTTGACAATCTGCTTCCGTATAGCCAGATAGTTTGGGTGAAGTTTGATGTTGGGTATGGTGAAGCTGCTCCCTTTATACTAGAGAAAGCAGGTAGTGGTTTTGCCCATTATATCTATGTTCACGCAGCAAATGCACATATAGTATTTTCAAGAGCATTTGCGGAGACTTCTGCACTAGCTCAATCAGATAATGGTATTGTCCCTACAGGGAGTTTTGTATGTATAGGAGTTTCTCTATCTGCCCTTAAAGTCCCCAAAATATACTACAATGGTATGGAATTGAGTAGTTATGTTACACAAACTACAGGCGTTGGAGCTATAACTGATGACTCAGGTGCCGACTTGATTATAGGTAACAGATCAAATCAGCAGAGAACTTTAGATGGCAAGATAGGAGAAGTATGGGAATACAATAAGGAATTGTCTGGTGGAGAGTTTCTACATAACTACCTAGCTACTAAGTGGAGGTATAGATGAAGTTTTGCGTGATACACGGTTTAAGGTTTGAAACCCCGGCTAAAAGGGACAGTTTAGACCAAGCAGTTAGAAATGAAGTAGCAGGCAGGCCGGTCTGGGGCAGGATGGCTATGTCTAGCAGTCAAGATGAGGAAGGTTTCCCAGTCCATAATTTAGAAATCCGTTTTGAGAATAAAGCTGATATGGAAGACCTGTTCACTTTCCTTAAAGGCAAGATGGAGAAGATACCTGTCTTGAAGGGGACGGTAAGCAAGCACACTTGCTTTCACGATGAGGGCACTCCACAACCCTGCCAAATAACTGAGGAGATATCTAAATGACTCTAACTGAGATGAGAACCTTAGTCCGCCGAGACCTTCACGACCAGGATGCGGCTAACTATCGCTGGACTGATGATGAGCTGGATAGGCACATCCTTCACGCCGTGAAAGAGCTCTCAGAGGCTTTACCCTATGAGCAGAAGGCGGCCATGGCTACCACTGCCGACTCCAGGGAGATTTCTCTATCCACCATCACCGACCGCATCATGGTTGAAGCCGTTGAGTACCCGGTGGATGAGTTCCCCAAGAGATACCAGCGCTTTGCCCTATGGGCAGATACCATCACCCTATTAGGCGATGAGGTTCCCGATGGCTCTAACGCCCACATTTACTACGGTAAGCTCCACACCCTTGATGATACCACCTCCACTATCCCTGCCAAGCACGAGGACTTGGTGGTTACCGGTGCTTGTGGCTATGCCGCCGTCGAATGGGCTATCTATGCCATCAACAGGGTTAATGTTGGCGGCGGAATCACCCCCAGAGAGTTTCTTAGCTGGGGCAGGGAAAAACTAGCCTATTTTAAGGCTGAGCTTAAGAAGCTGGGCAGGAAAAATAGGGCTAGAGTTCGCTCCCTCTATAAACCCTACTACCCGCCTGTATCTAAATCGACCGACTACGGACCCTAAAAAGGAGGTGACCTGAGGTGATTGTCAAAGAAGGATTACCAAGGACTAAA